GTTTTCACTGAGATAACTTGCGAGAATGGCATATGTTTCCCTAGTATTAATCGTTTTGAATATTTGATTAGCCTTAAATTCTAGAAATCTCTTATTAGGTTTTGCTCGCGCCTTTGTGAAGATATGCGAAACTGAATAATCTTTTTGGGATTCAGTTTCTTCTGTGAATCCAAATGCTTGAAGTAGCATAGTATGGACATCTTTAAGTGTAAGTGTCTTACTATTCTTTTGTGAATATTCATAGATTTCCTGAGCTGGTTTCTTGTAATTTTTACGTGCCAATGGGAAGTCTCCATGACTAGAATTACACTCAATATCATATACAGCAGTAAGGAATGGCACTGAGTCCTCACTCTCAAAACTCTTTACTTTCTTCCAATTATCTACTGTAATATCGATTTGACACTTAGTCAATTTGTCTTGTCCTCGATTCACTACATAATTTCCTCCACTAATTCGAAGCCATCCCGCTGGTTGAATGTTATTCTTATGAATAAAACGAAGGAAAGGTGGAATATTGCTTTCGAAGATAGCACCTTTGTAACTCTTTCCTCCAATATCATGCTCACGAATTACCTTTAGCGCTCCATTCATACTTGTAGTGTCCTTGAAAATTACACGGAGAAATGGATACAATTTATTGTTGCTGAACCCATAAAGATTTTTTCGACGGATTACATCAAAGTTCAATAGGTTTTCACGCGTAGTGCGTGCCATTTTCCCCTTAATAAATGCCACCATACTCTTCACTTTAAAATTATTCTTGGCAACTTGTTCAGGAAGTTGAACGAAGAAGTGGGGAGTATAATTGAACACATTTATTCCTATACTAGTGCCACGTTTTGTAGTAGCAAAGATACGAATAACGTATTCTCGGTCAAAACTCTTATAACGCTTAACATCCGGATCTTCTTCACTCTCATTGCTACTTTCTCCACCAAGATTTGAGCGAATTTCATTGCTACAATACCAGTCTGTAATCTTAGCTTCCAGTGTGTGTTTGTTATTTCGTAGAGGGTCAATGCGGTCTCCACGATATTCAAATTCATATTCGGGTGATTGTTCGTTCTCCAATGTCATACTTTATTTATAGGCAGAATCGGATTGTGTATTGAATTTAATTAGGGTTTCATTTAAATCAATTTTTTTATATGATAATATTAGTAATGCAAGACTTCACCAGTTTCTTCCTACTACTAGTAGTAATAACCATATTCTATTTATATCTTGAATCCAAATCAAGCGAGGTAAAATATGTTAAGGCTCGCGACGGAAATGAATACTTAGTTAGAAATCTCCCAGATAAACGTAAGGCAGCTAATAAACTAGCAATGATTAAGAAAAATTTGGATGCTTTAGTAGAACATCTTCGTGAAAACCTAGAATTAAAAGACTATTTTTCCAAAAGAGATGAAATAGAATTATTAATAAAAAACTATAATCCTGATTCTCTCTCCGAAAGTAGTCCAGGAAATAAATTTACAAGTTATTCCATTAACAAAGGTAAAAAAATTGTGTATTGTTTAAGAAGTAAAGATGGAGCTAATAGACTAGTTAATAATAATACCATTCTTTTTGTTGCTATTCACGAACTAGCACACGTTATGACTAAAGAAACTGGTCACGTTCCAACATTTTGGGACAATATGAAATTCTTATTAAAGGTAGCAATTAAATTAGGTATCTACAATTATGTAGACTACTCAAGTAATACTCAAGAATATTGTGGAACTCAAATTACTGATACACCACTTCCTCTATCAGAGGTAGATAAATTCACTGAATAATTAAATTGGTTTAGATGCTATTTTATCACGATTATTAACAGAGAAATCATCATAATGTCTAGATACAATTGAAAACTCTAGTATAACACGGTTATTTCCTGCTGCCGCTTCGTGGAATGTTTTATTATCTCCAGTTTCTGCGTGTTCGCCATCTTGGTTTGTCAATGTAAATTCAATTACATTCAAATTTTTAGGGTTAATAGTTCCAATGTAATTAGCATTAGCATCAAACTTTTCTATTTTAATATTGTGTTTCCCTACAAAAAGTGAGGCACCATCTTTTATTGCGTGATTTATTGCGTCAAGTGTAATATCTTTATTATTAGCTCCCGTCCCAATAGCAGTTACATTACCTACAAAATCGCCATTTCCTAAATAAATACTATCTGTTATGTTTACATCTGTTACAGTTTTATTAGTAGTAATAGTTGTTTGACTAGTATTATATGCCCCATCTGCGGTAATTACTGGATTATAAAAATCAGTAGTTGAATTATTATTAGGTATTGTAAGTCGGTCGCGCATATTTGCATTATTACTACTGGATTCAATATCAAATTTATCTATATTCAATACAAAGTATTCACAGTTATCGGATACAGTATGACCTCTTATAGTGAAACTCTCCAAGAAGATGTCAGAAATGGTTTCTACTTTAAGCGTAATATCTAAATCAGCTTTCCATTTATACCAACCCTTCGCTGTGTCATTACCTACATTAGTAACTAATGGATTACTTAAATCACCTGTATCAATAATTACAGTGTGTCTATTAGTGCGTTCATGAAATGTCTGGGTATTCTCGAATATCTTAGGTGCTATTTTAGCATCCCTATTATAAACAGAAAGCATATCTGCTGTTGTTTTTTCAGGGTCATATGGGACGGCATTATCTCTGGTGTGGTCAACATTATTAACTGTAATCTTGTCTATAAGAGAACGAGCATCATTATCTGGACTTATTTGAAAATAAGGATTGTTTCTATTATTTTCAGTTGCTTTCTCTATCTTATCATTTTTTTTCCGTTGCTGCGAGTCACGAGTGACAAGAGGTTTAGTAGAGTAAGCTGATGAAAAACTATCGCGGTCTAATACGGGAACACTTTTTGCTGCGTCTAATGTAGCAAAGAATTCATTACCTTTCTTCTTAGTTTTAGTGCGGTTACTACGTTCTTTTTCATTTAATTCATTGGTTTTAGAAACTGTTTCTCGAAATTGTTGTGTATCATTAACTAATTTATCATAGGTCCCAAATGGATTTTCTTGACCACGTTCCTTAGCAAAATCATCAAGTTTTTTGGCAAAATCTTCTGTTGAGAGATTGGTGTCTGCTTCAATAGGATTATTTCCTGTAATACTAGAATTTTGAAATAATGCGTCTAATTCACTTACGTCACTTTCATCTCTATTCAAATTTAATCCAAGTAATGGACCATCTGAATATCCAGATAAGTTCATAGTATTACCTGATTCCTGTTTATCGCGTTCTCGCTGATACATTTCAACTAAAAATGGTTTGATTTTCTGCGTTGAATATTGATTTAATTGCTGGAGATTCATTGAATTATTAGTCTCTGATACTTGGCGGTGAATGCTCTTCATCAACTTCTTAGTTGCTTTTTTAAATCGCTCATTTTCAGTGACGTCTATACCGATATTTTTAATATCCTGTGTTATAAAATGAAAAAGATTATCTAGATTTTCACGTGAAAGGTATTTACTCATTATTTATGTAATTATATTATTTTTTTTTAAATGAATTACTATTAATTATTTCGTTTTTTAAAGAATAATCCAATTACAAGTCTAGAACCTGCTTCAGACCCCTTCACGAAATTATATTTATCGCCAGAATTATATGTTAGTCCTAATAATGAAATTGTGAATTTATAATAACTTCCACTGGTGACAGTAGTTAAATAATTGCTTTTGAGTTTTACAGTATATGTAGTAGCATCTACTCCAGGATTACCATCTGCTGAATCAGCCGAATTATCGTTTTTCCCAAAAGTCTCATTGGGAAACAGATAATAACCAAGTAATTCTTTGTTTGTGGTTCCTACATTAATAGGAATTTCATCGAATTTAAGACCAAATAAATTTACATTTTCAATGTGTGTTCCTGTAGTTCCGCTTTTAAGAGCATGTAGTCCTATGTATTCAATAAATATATCACACGTGCCATCAATTATTACTGGTTCTACTAATTCCACTTGTACCTTTTCAAATTCACCATTATTTCCTATATTTCCTGAATCCAAATAGACTAATTTCCCTAGTTCGCGTTGATTATGAAATCCTGTATTACGATACAATTCTTTTCCTTCTTCGCGAATTTCAGTTGAAATCTTTTTCATATTATTATCATCACGAAGTTTCTTTGTTGGTTCTTCATAGATATATTCCGGAAGTCTGTTGGCTTGACTCTGGTCTTGAAACTGCTTAAGTTTCTGTTCTTCGGGTTTATTAGGAATTATGCTTTCTTTATCGAATGGATTACATTCCTCTATTTTGTTCTCATATAAACTACGGAAAAAATCATTATCATCGGCGATGGATACTTTATTTTCAGTTGCCAACTTCTTCTCTGCTGTTTCAAGAGAAGTAGTATTATTTAATAAACCACGTTCTTTCATCATTTTATTCATCTTTTCTTCTGGTGATTCTCTTAGAGAGGAAATATCAATATCGTTCTTGCTGTCTTGATTTACTTGTCTGGAGAACATATCTGGTTTCATTTCAGGAACATTATTCCTAAAGATATTATTTAATCCTGTTTTAGGTGCTGGTGTCACTGGTTTTTGTGGTGGAAATTGACTACTTTGAGGTCTTGGATCAGTATTAATAGGTCTATTGGCTAAATTAGGAAAATTATTACAGGTAGTCTTGTTTTGTGACTTATTTATTCTATCAATAAATTTACTAGCAACTGTGTTTAAGACTAAACTATTTATAAATTGGTTTGATGACTGTGGATTTTTACGGATTACGCCCTGAATAATAGAGTTTAATGAACTCTTATAACTTGAGTCTCTATCAATATCATAATTTGTTTTTTGAACAATTGTTTTTTTTAAAGTAGAATAGAGGGAATTGAAGTCTTTACTAGAGTAATTCATATTTATATATCTAAAATAAAAAAAAACTTAAATCTTATCTAACAATTGTAATTTACTAGTGTTCCAGTCATTTATACGTTGAATACATTTAGCTATTATAGCACGGTCACGTTTTTTAGAATTGAGATTTACTAAATTATTGTTTGCCAAGGTAGCTTGGTCAAGAATAATACTAGTTGAATTCTCCAAATTATCACTATCGGTAAAGAACTCCCATTCATTAGGCCCCTTAGCTATATATCTTCTAAATGAACCATCATTAGAAAACATAAAATTAGGACACGTTTTCCCAGGATTATCTAAATTTTGAATAAGACTATGGTTTCTCGACTTTAGAATTTTGTCTATTTCATAACCTATAAAATTGGGGTTTCCTGTAGAATGTGCGTTTTCTAAAGAAGCCAATTCTTCATTTGATAAATTGTTTTGTGTAAGACAATCTAGTATCTGTTGAAAACTGGGGTTATTAGAGAAGAAGGTATTAAGGAATTTTATAGGTGGCATATTGTAAATATTACATTGTATATTTGTATTATAATTGTTAACAGTAGTTGATTGCTTCAATTCCTCTATTGTTTTGTCACGTTCAGCCAATTGTGTTTTTAATTTTAGTGTAGGGTTACAAAACTTCTCTATATGTCGGTCTAGACTACTTTTTAACGTAAAAGTTTCATCGCAATGTTCGCAAGTAAATGGTTTACAATTTCTTTCGTGTTTTTTTGTATTTAAATGGCGTGTGTAGTGTGTTTTTATGGTTGTATAGAACCCACATGGTTCGCAGGTATAATTCACCATTGATATCTATTTAATTAGTATATAATATATATGGTGTTAAGTATAATAAAACTAGTAAAATAATAATATTCGCATTTTGACTTAGATTTACCAGGGTCATTGCTAGGAATCCCGCCATTATCATCATAAGTGAATCGCCTACTATAGCGCCAGCACCATGTTCATTTCCATATTCTTTAAACATATCAATCATTTTATTGGCACCTTTTGGTATAGTATAAAAAGCGCCAGCAAATAATAGGTCATGTGCTACTTGAATCACTAGTAAAAGAATAATGAATTTCCAAGCTGAAAATTCCTTGAATATTTTATAGTATAATGCTCTAGCAATGACAAAACCTATCATTATAATTGTAATGTCACAGAGCATACCACTTAGACGATAGGTTTCATACCACTTTGCTAAATTTTTACTTTTGAGAAGTGGGGTGTAATACAATACTCCCATAAAAAATAGGTCTGTAAATAGAACAGCATTAAGAATGGGTAAATAGTCACTTATTTTATTGAAATTTGAAATATCGGCCAATTTCATTTATAATAAAAAAAGAGATTTTAAATGTTTAATGTTTGGAAATTAATTTTCCTGTAAGGCTCTGAACTACTGGTAAAAATAATTTCATTTGGTTATCAATGACAATATATGAATCATCTCCTGGAGCGTTCTTAATAATGTAATTCATAAGGTTTCTAAGAACCTTCATTGCCATTTCTGGTTCGGTTAATAAATTCATAAAGTAAATACCCCCCACTTTGCTTAATTTTCCTTTCATTTGAAATCCTGCTAAAACGTGTTCTAATAATTTACTAATCATTCCCATATTGGTGTATGGAACTACTTCGCCACTGTACATTGATGGCAATGATGATGGATAAGTTCTTGACTTAACTTTGTCACTTTCACGAACTATTTTAGCGAGTTTCTTTGCCTTTGCCTTGGGGGTTGCGACTAATTTTTTATCAAATAATTCATTGAATAAGTCAAATACAGCCTTGGCACTTTTTTTATGTGTTGTTTTGTTAGCAAAACCCTTTTCATAAGCTTTCTGAGTAGAGTGGTATTCTTCGCGTTCATCTGCTTCTTTATCGTGAACAGTTTGGTGAGTATCTAATGGTAATTTGTTTGATGCTGGCATTTTTTTTATAAATTAATACAAGAAATTATTTCTTGAATACTCGATTAAAATGCCATTTATAATATTCTGGATTTTTAGAGTATTCATTGATATTAAATGTATTATCTACTTTTAAAATATCCGGATATTCCTTTTCATTGAATTGTGGTGAAACCAATACTATTCCTGGGTCAATTATAGTTACATCTCCTATATCATATAATCTATGACAATTTCTACACATTAGAGATACTATACCTGTATCATTTCTCTCCTTATTATTTGATACACTTCTGGGTTTTATATGAGCACATTCTAAAAGGTATAATGGTGCTTTAGATTTACATATTATACATTGGTGCTCTTTATTGTCTATTAAATACTTTCTAAGTCTTCGTTGCTCCGGTCTGGATGCTTGTGATATACAGGAATTAGCAAAATATCTAGCTATAACAATCATTAATTAAATACTCTATTTTTTTATTTAAAAAGTTTTGCGAAAAAAGTTGGAAAAAGCCGCAAAACTTTCGCAAAACTTCGTAAAAAAAGAATGAAAAAAAGAATAACTCCTTATCGCCGTTAAAGGACTGACACCTATTTCCCCAAAATTATTTTGTTTTATTTTAGACCATAAAATTTGAAAATATTAAAATGAACCAAAAATGAACCAATTTGAAAGTTTTGCGAAAAAATGCGATTTTTTGCGACTTTTTTTGCGAAAATTTCAGATTTCTGCTCCTCAACTTTTTTGTGCTAAATAGGCATTTTACATTTTATGGTGTCATTTAAAAGAAAAAATTAGTGTATATTTCAGCGTTT